GCCAGCAAGGAATCGAACCTTGCCCTCGTGCGCCGAGCATAGCGGGAAGGAGAGCGCGTAGGGGGCTAGGGGACTGGGCAAACCATATCCCCTAGTGTTGGTAGTTGTCCCTAGTTGTTAAGGTTGGGGGCGAGAACGGTCGGCTATCGTGGATCCGGTAGTGATGTCGTAACATATATCCGGTGGATGGCGTCTGTGGCTCTCGCCCTGTTCCGAAGTCAGTATATAGCAGGTCGCATTGCTTGTCAAGTATATTTAACAACATAATTGTTCAATAATCATCAAAAGTATTGCAACTAAGGTAAAAAATAGGTATACTGAAAGTACCTAAAAGTGGTGTACAATAGCGGTATGGCCTACCGTAAAACCGCGCCGGACAATCCCGCACGAAAACACTTCGCGAAACTATACGTGTTCGGGGATAAGGATAAAGGCATAAAACCAAACAACGGAACCAGAGCGTATATGGAATCCCATGGTGAATCGCGCCCGGAAGTAGCAAAAGTAAGAGCAAGCGAGCTCGTAACAAACAGTAACGTACAGTTAGATATAGAGCAGCAGAGGAAGAAACTAGAGTCAGTAGCTAGTAAAGGGATCCTTGCTTTAGATAGGCACGTTGACTCTGAAGATGAGCGCGTATCCCTCGACGCTTCTAAGTTTGCCATCGATCACGTTCACGGGAAAGCTACCCAAAAACATGAGCACAAAGGCGTTTTTGTGACGGGTTACATGAACCTAGCGGGCTCGGACGCGCCGCCGCAAGATATCCTCGACCAGCTTAACCAGGACTAGGAAATGACGCCCTGAGGCGCGTTCTAATGCGTTTTTTAGCGTAACACGACCCTGCACACCTTGTTACGCTAAGCGCCTAAATCTGTTACGCTAACTGTTACGCTAGCCGAGTAGTTGCCGGGGCGTAAACGTCGCACAACGTTTCTTATGCGACATATCTAAAACCACAAAAATGCCTATGTTTAGGTGTTTCTGCGCGCCCCCCCCGGGGGTACCCCTTCGCCAGTTCCACCCCCAGCAAGGAAATATATACCTACGGATATATGAATTAAGGTTCACATCTATTCTGTGCGTATTCTGTTACGCTAACTCTTTGTTTTGTTACGCTAAGGTGTTACGCTAACTTTGATGAGGGATTTGCAAATAACCTGTTCTAACTGCCGCGAGGAGTTTACCTCAACTAGGAAAACGGCAAAATTCTGCTCTCCGAAATGTCGAGTGGAGTATTCGCGTAAGACGACTATGGGAAAGGGCATTCCTGATCTGATTCGCGCCGTTGACAAACTGGACGCTGACAATCTACGAGGGACGCCCCAGACAGGAGAGAGAATCACGATTCCACGTAAGAAGAAAACTGGGTTTTTTATCGATGATGTTGCTACGGAGTATTTTTATACGGGAATAGATGAGTTTGACACTGTTACAGGGTTCCCAAAGGAGCGTGTCTCTTTGATTTATGGGCCGGAGGGGGTTGGCAAGTCGACGTTGATGTACAACGTGATTAAAAGCCTCACAGACCAAGCCAGGGTGCTGTATATCGATACTGAGGCAGCGCTGTCACCAGAGCGTCTTTCACAGCTAGAGATTGACGTAAATAGTCTCGACATTCGCAGGGATCAGTTGATTGAGGATGTCTATGATGCCGTGATTGAGGGGGTGGCTGAGTATGATTTGATTATCGTCGATTCTCTGGCTGCGTGTACCTTCCGGGCAGAGCTGGTTGGTGAGGCGGCAGATGCGAATATGGGGATTAAGCCGAGGATTATCAATAAGTTGTGTCGGGTATTACCAGTTCTTTTGACCCGTGAGCACTGCACGGTCATTTTGGTAAATCAAGAGCGGGACCGCTTTGATGGGATGGGAAAATCTATTCCAGGGGGAAAGGGTCAGACCTATGCGAGCTCGTTGACGATCCGCCTTTCCACACAGGCGAATGATCGATTTCAGAAAAATAAGCAGATTGCCGGGCATTGGGTCACAGCTGAAATCAGGAAGTCCCGCGTCTGCGCCCCATTTCAAAAAATGAAGTTTAAAATTTTTTACTAGACAACCACAAAACATGAATGTATTTTGAGGGTAACAAAAACCTCAAACAAAAAGTTGTATAAATATAAATTTGAGGAAACAAATGGCGAAGAAAAATTGGACAGATGAAGAGCGCAAAGCGTTTGGTGCGAAAATGCAGGCTGCGCGTAAAGCCAAAAAAGCCGCACAAGTAGAAGAGGTAGACAAAGAAGAAATTCAGGAAGTAACTCAGCCGCTCGACAAGGACGCGCTGATTTTACAGCTTCTCGAACAGCAAAACCGTATTCTAGCTGAAAAAGACAGTGGCGGAGCGAAGATTTCTAACTCCGGCGTCCAAGGGGTGGTAACGAAATACCCACTTGACCCCAAGGGGTATCAAGACCCGACTGAACGTCTCTATGACATCCCAGAACTTGCCAGATTCGCCCTGCGACAGAACTATGTCCTTACGTGGGCCGTAGAAATGGTCGAATATGACAGCCACAACATTCATTATCGCGAGCCGGTCTTCAAAGTAACGCTTGAGCGCTACCCGACCGAGGCTGAGCGCGCCGAAGCCGCTGAAGCGAATAGACCACTCTCAGACGGAGCTCTTATCCACGTACAGACAAACATCATGCACGAGGACGAAACAGCCGCTCACCAGGCAGCAACTAGGCTCGGTATCGACTACGAACGAGATTTTGGCTCAGTTGAGGAGATGTTGGAGGCCATGCGCTTCGAGCGATTCAAGCAATGGCTCATCCATCTCTTTATCAAGCCGATAACACCGCAAAAAAGAACGACGGAGTTTGCCATTGGTGGTCGCGTCGTGAAGGTGCGCGAGACGGAGCAGATTCTCTAAATGTCGGACATTTATGTCCCGCATGAAACACAACGCCTCGCCCACAAAGCCTTCCTCGTAGATGGCTACAAGCGTGGAACAATCTTCTGGGGTCGTCGCGTTGGAAAGTCGCGCTGGTCGCGACAGCAGCTTTTTATTTCCGCGCTCTACAAACAAGGGCCCTATTGGGTCGTCTTTGATACCGAAGAACACGCGGTTGACGTTATGTGGGAATCGCTACTAAAAGAGATCCCAGAGCAGTATATTGACCAAAAGAAAACCAATGCCCAAAAGCACATCATCACGTTCAAATACGTCAAACAAGCGATTAACCTCCCAGGGCTTGGCTGGCAGGTCATTAAACATGACCAAGAGCTCCCCCCTAGCACGATTCAGCTAACCGGCTCCGACACCGCCGACCGAGATCGTGGTAACGAGGCAATGGGTATTCTGTTCGATGAGTACCAGGACCAACAGCCGGATAAATGGGAAGAAGTCTATGAGCCGTTTCTAGCCACCACCGATGGGTGGGCGTGTTTCATGGGAACCGCCAAGGGCTATAACCACTGGTATGACATGATGGAGGACTCAAAGGAGCAGTCCGATTGGTTCCACTCCGAGGCGACCTGGCGCGACAGTCCATATATTTCCAAGGAATTTATCGAAAAATCCAAGCAGACCGCAGCCAGGCGCGGAAAGCTCGATATTTGGATGCGTGAATACGAGCTCAAGTTTATGACTCCGCAAAAAGCGGTCTACCCAATGTTTGATCGCGCCGTCCACGTTGTTAAACCTGACGATGTTCCAGAGGATGGAACAATCTACGGAATTTGGGACTTTGGATTTGCCGAGGGGCACCCGATGGCCTTTGGTCTTGTGCTTATTGACACCCAAGGCCAGTGGTGGCTCTTTGATGAGCTCTTTGGTACCGGAATCGACATTGATAACGCGATTGAGATGATTCGCACCAAAATAGGAACGCGCAAGATTGAGGGAGTTGTCGCCGACTCTGCCCGTCCAGACCTTATTGATTACGCTCGCTCCAAGGGAATGAACATCATCCCCGCTCCAAAGCGTCAGGGAAGTATCGAATCTGGTATCGGCCTGCTCAGACAGCGGCTTTCACTGAAGGCACAGATTACTGGTTCGCTCGGTGCTGACCTCTTCTTCACAAGAAACTGTCGTAACTCCGTCATTCAGTTTGAAAAATACTCCTATAAAGAGGCGAAGGACGATAGGCCAACATCTGAGCTTCCGATCAAGAAGGATGATGATATGCCGGATGCACTGCGGTACCTCGCACTGTATCTTAAATACGGACTGGTCAAGAAAAAGAAAAAGAAGGCCACAACACTCAAGGAAGATCAATACGGAATTGCCCACTTCTAGGGTATAGTAAAAGTAATTAACGGAAATAAATATGGCAAAAGAAACAGTTACCGAAGAACCGTCTCTGCGCAAGGCGTATACAACAGATTTAGATGCGCACAATGATGTCATTAACTCCGTGCCGTTCGACTCGCTTGAGGCGATGGATTCGGCGCAGATTTTTGATGATGTATCAAAAAGTACCAAGAACGGTCTAACTAATTCAGCAACCGCGACTATTTATTGGGAACGAGCGTGTCGGGTTGTGGGGCAACTTCCAGAGGGTTTTACCAAGGCTCTCGGCAATAAGGACAAGGGTAAGGCCATGTTAGTGGAGCTTCTGCGCACGAAATGGTTTCAGCCAAACGCTACCTCCCAAGATTCTTTGAAGAATAAGATTTTGATGTTTAAGTACAACGCCTCAAAGTATCCATTTGCCGTCATGCACGTTGATGTCGTACTTTCTCCGTCGGGATACTACGGACCAGATGTTTTCAACATCAACCCGCGCAACTTCATTCCCCAGAATGGAATTTCTACGATTGATGAGATGGATTACTGCCACCACGTCGCAAAAAAGAGCTTCGGATTTTTTGAAGATCTGCTCGAAAACGAAGAAGATAATTCATCTTGGAATATGGATGTTATCCGCGAGCTTGAAAACGAGCTCCGCGAAGCGACTCGCGAAAGTAGCCCAGAACGCGATACTAAGAATGAGCAAGACCGCTCAGGTTCGGTAAAGCTCATCGACGTTGTGACCCGTTACGAGGCCGGTGAAGATGGCCGCTGGATTACCTTCCTTCCAAAGTTTGGACACCGGATTATCCGAGACATTAAGAATCCTCACAAAAACGGTAAACTACCATTCGTTGACCTCTTCTCTATTCCATCGAGTGATACTTTCTATCCAACCTCTGATTTCCAGCGTAGTATGCCGATTCAGGCTGCCATCAATGGGTTAATGAACTACTATTTCCAGGCCATTAAACGAAATATCGCGCCAATTATCGCCTACAACATTCAAAGCGCTGTCGATCACACAATTGAGAACAAGCCAAACGCGCTATGGGCATTTAACGGAAATCCAGAATTTCGTGTAGCAGAAACCTCAACAGCTGGCCTCTCAACGTTCCAAAGCGCTATGAGTATTCTAATGGGGCAGCTACAGTCAATCGCCGGAACGACCGACACGCTTCAAAATGCGGAAACTGCTGCAGACCCAGGTTTCGGAAAAACTCCCGAGGCACTTCAAATGATTCAACAACGAGAATCTACGCGCGATGCTCAGGATAGAGCCTTCTTAGAAGAGGCGCTCAAGAAGGTCTATGACCTAGTGTTCTCAATCATCCCTACAATTACAGAAAAAATAGACATCAATCTCTTTGCTGACGAAATCGTTGACATCTGTAAGCTCGGTTACGACGATGTGCTTGACCTCTTTACCGAAGATGAGAATGGTATTACTCGCTCAAACCCAAATGCTGAGCTTGTGAAAAAACAGCTCGTCAGCCTTGTTGAGTCGGATTCTGGCAATCAAGTCAAATTGACCATCAATCCAGAGAAGCTGAAAGGACTTGAGTATCGTTTCGAGCTAGAGCCGGGGACTACGGCCAAGAAAACGAATGAACAGCAGCTTAAAGCATTTACTGATCTCTTCGGATTCCTTGGAACCATTCAGAACGTAGTAGATTCATGGCAGCAGGCACACGGAAAGACTATGAACCTAGAGTTTATTGCTGATAAGTTTGGAATTTTGGCAGATATTGACGGAATGGAACAACTTTTTATAGACGCTCCACAAATGCCGGCTAATCAGCAGCCAGAACCGGCCCCGCAGGGGCAGCCAGCCCCCCAGGTTCAGCAGGAACCAACCCAACCAGAAACAGAACAAGCACGACAATTAATTAGAGGATTGTAATGGCAAAAACAGGACCACAAAACAGCGTTATTGATGAATCATCACCGCTTACCGTACCAGAGCCGGAAGAGGCTCCGGCAAAGGAGCCAGACGATTTTCGTCGCCTTGGTCAGTCATCTCACTGGCCTAAAGTGGCGGAAAAGATAGACCAGAGAATCGTAATGTATCAGCAGTATCTTCCAAGCGGCCAGCCACTCAGCACGATGTCCAAGGAAGAGCGCGCTGAAAAATGGCTCCTAGCCGACACGGTAATCCGTGAGTTGACTGAACTAAAAGCTTTCATTGAACAAAGTGCCAGATAGCCACGACACACAATCTGAGTTTCTAAAGCAGCGTGGCGTTAAGCCGCCAGAGCGCTTTACGCACGTTACTGAAGAAGAACTGCGTCAGCGTTTGGCAGAGCAAAAGGCGAATCATGTCTGCAGTTGGCAGCAGTCTGGATCAGAAATCTTCTGTAAATCAGGCGATTTCCGCCACGGCAAGCGCATTGGTGTTAACGAAATGCTCGCAGAGCCATTTAGCGCGTCCCCAAGACTGATTAAAAAACAAGAGCGCTTGCGCAAAGCCTCTTAATGGTGCATATTAATTTTAGTTAACGTCTCACTTAGCAGATGCGGGATGTCCCCCGAAGCGGACGAAAGGAATTAGCGATGAGTGACGAAACTGTCAATGCCGCTGTCACCGACGATGCGCCCGTAACGCCGGTTCCGGAAGAGAATATAGCTCCGGATGCACCTGAAAAAATAGAGGATGCAGTAGAGGAAGTAACTACCGAGGCGGAAGATGTTGTGGCAGAAACACCGACAACGGATGATTCTGAGGCTGAACAGGCCGAACCAGAGCATAAGCCATCACGGAAAGAGCGCCGCGAAGAGCGTCGTCAGAACTATCTCGAATCCATCCGCAGGGACTCCATTCAGAGGCCAACCCAGCAAGTCGAGGAATACAATCCCCTTGATTTGGATAACCCAGAGCAGTACAGCAAGGAAGATGGTTACGTCGACCCGGCAAAACTGCGCGAGGATCGTGAAAAATATGCAAAGCAAGTCGCCGAGCGGCAACGCGAAGAGGATTTGCAGGACCATTACGTTCGCGAAATCCAGCTGGAAGCCAAGTCCTTAGAGAGAGATCCAGATTTCAGCATTATTAATCCTGACTCTGATGACTTCGATGAGGATTTTCGCTCAGATATGAATGAGAGATTCCTTGCACATGTGGGATTCTATGTCGACCCACAAACCGGCAAGGGCCGTTTCCGCAATACCGACGTTTCGTTTGAAAAGTGGGCTCGCGCGGACATGGAACGTCTCCGACGGTTTGCTGGTTTACAGACAGAAAAGACCACAAAAAATATCGTGGCAGCGAAGTCAAAGCAGGCGGTTCGCCCCGGCGCTTCTACTCAAAGAGGACCAAACATTACTACGCCAGAGGCGTTAGCAAAAATGGACCCGGAAGAGTTCGCCAAGCATGAAAAAGAAATTCTGGCCTACGCCGCAAAACTTCCACCACGCTAGACTCTTCAGCTAGTCTGAAAAGAAAAATATAAACTTAAAATAAGGAGCCAACTATGGCTAATGTTACTGTTACGACTGCGGCCGTCTACATCCCAGAGTTGTGGACAAAGCAAGTCGAAAAACCATTTGACAAAGCGCTTTACTCCGCTGATGTTGTGACGCGCCGAGACGCGCTTGTTTCTTCTGGCGGTGATACCATCCACGTTCCGTTTGTTGCTTCAGTAGATGCACGCAACAAGGCTGCAAGCACCAACGTTACCTACGATGCAAACACTGAATCAGAAGTAACTGTCAGCATCAACAAGCACAAGTACTTTGCTTTCACGACTGAATACATTTCGGTTCTTCAGTCAAACTACGCTCTTCAGGAGCTCTACCGCGAGCGCGGTATGGAAGCCGTTCTTCGTGCGATTGATACTGATCTTCTCGGACTACACGCTTCAGCCGGTACTAACGTATCCGGCGGCGCGACGATTGATGACGCTGATTTCCTATCAGCTGTCTACGCTCTTGACGCGGGTGAAATCCCACAAGAGAACCGCTCGGCAATCGTTGGTCACAAGTTCATGAATGACCTGCGTGGAATCAACAAGTTCACCGCATACGACCAAACCGGCAAGACCGGCCTCGCCGTTTCTGGCAAGGCTAATGTTCCTAACCTCTACGGTGTGGACATCTACCAGTCTGGCAACGTTGCTGATGATACGACCAACACGCACAACCTCATGTTCCACAAGTCTGGCCTCAGCCTCGCTGTCCAGCAGAAGCCGAAATTCCACATGGAAGAGTCGGTTGACGTTCTTGGCACCAAGTGTGCCGTTGATGCAGTTTACGGTGTTGCCATCGAGCGCGCCGCAGCTGTCGTCGACATCGAACGAACAAGCTAAGAAATATAACCTGGGTTACGGGGGACTAACCGTCCCCCCGACCAGAAAGGACGCTATGTCAAAACCACAAGACCACATTGAGGTCAACAAAGTTCAGGGAGTTGCCCTGAGCGGACAAGTTGGCCAAGGGGAGATTTTCTCAGACGAACTAGAAAAGACCTTGCAGCGCGAAGCTGCTGAGGCGGCTTCTGAAACACCCAAGAAAGACGGTGTAGTGAAGCGAGCCGTTAAGCGGGTCACAAAGAAAGGCGGTAAATAATGGCTGTTTCACGAGCACGGGTTAACCTAGAACTTGCCGCTCTTGGTGTCGACCCGACAACTATTGCAGATGATTCTGTGGCAAACCAGAGAGCACTCTACCTGCTTAAGAACCACGACACCGTTACTGGTGCGCTTGGTTCCGGAGTGCTAACCTCAAGCGGTGTATTCCAAGACGGAGAAACTGTCACCATTGGAAGCGTTGTTTATACATTTAAGACGGCTCTGACGGGGGCACGGGCAACCGCGACCCTTACCTCGGACGCAACCGCTCCGAGCGATGGAGATACGGTTACTATCGGTGATACCGTTTACACATATAGGGAAACTCTTACTGGCAAAGCTAACGAAGTTCTCATTGGAGCTTCAGCGGCCGCAGCGCTCGACAATCTAAAGAGTGCTGTTAATGACTCCGGTACAGAGGGAACACATTACGGTTACGGCACTGTTGCCCATCGTCGGGTTACGGCGACGACCAATACCGATACAACGCAGCTGTTTGAGGCGAAAGCCCCAGGAACAGCAGCACACAAAATTGAGACGCTTGAATCTTCGTCACACCTTTCATTTGGTGGAACGGTGATGTCTGGCGGAGTTGCAGCGGTTCCCTATGAAGTGCTTATTGGTGCTTCAGCGGCAGCGAGCCTTGATAACCTCAAGGCTGCGATCAACGCAACGGGAACCGGAGAAACGGAGTACTCGTCAGGAACAGCGGCTCATCCGCTCGTTACGGCGACAACCAATACAGATACAGCGCAAACGGTTGTTCCTCGCTTTAAGGCGATTACGAACTCTATTGCGACTACGGAAACCTGTGCTAACGTTGCGTGGGGTAACGCGACTATTACGTCGGGTCTTCCTGGTATGGTTGCTGTCCCAGCAGCAGATGCTAAGGCTGTTTCCGGAGGGCAAGGAGTCTGATATACTAATATCGTCTCCCTTTTCCAAGAGCCGCCCTTCGGGGCGGTTTTTGGTTATACTGATTACGTGAAGGATTATCCATCAATTAAAGAAATCGCCAAGATAACTCATTCCTATGGTTGGTGGCACGCGGTTGGTGGAAGCGTTAAAAGAATACGTTTTCGTTGGGGACGCAGACTTGAACTATTTTTCGATAACATTGAGTTTGCTGTTTCGATACCAGAGTTTCGCGAGGCACTTAAATCTTCTAACAGAGAGGAATTGATTGATCTGATGGGGCGCTATGACATTTTTCTCAGACGGTTTAAAGACGGTGTTGTGACTATTGACGTGAAAGACAAGTACCGCAGAAAATCGCTGTGCACCTATGTCGGAATTGATGATATTCAATGGTGGTTGCGCGCAATGTAGTGGTATACTCAAATTAATTAAGGCTACAAAGGAAAACAAAAATGAGTGAACTGTATCGTCCTGCTCCAACAGAGCTTCTAACAAAGGGTGTAGCAAAGACTGCTGCCGGTCGTGTTAATTCCCTTCGAGTTACCAACAACAACGCAGCCGTGCGTTTTTTCCATCTTTACGACAAGAAATATATTCCTACCGCATCAGTTGTAGCGGTTGGCACGTTAACTTCTGACGCAACCGCACCATCCGACGGTGATACCGTACAGATTGGATCAACAATCTATACCTACAAGACCACACTAACGGAGGTAGCAGCATCTGGAACACTTACCTCGGACGCAACTGCTCCATCAGACGGAGACACCGTTACCATCGACACTACTACCTACACCTTTAAAACGGCGTTGACCGTTCCGCACGTTGCTAATGAGGTCCTTATTGGTGGATCTGCCGCGGCTGCATTAGATAACCTAAAATCGGCAGTCAATCTTACTGATAACACCGGAACAGCGTACTCATCAAACACAAAGATTCACCCAACGGTTACGGCAACAACCAACACGAATACAACTCAAGTATTTGTCGCAAAGGTTCCGGGTACCGCCGGGAATTCAATTGTTACCACGGAAAACGGAAGCCACACCTCCTTTGGCGCAGCAACGCTTGCCGGTGGTGTCGCCTCGGTTGCTAACGAGGTTTTGATTGGTGCTTCGGCAGCCGTTGCCCTCGACAACCTTGGATTTGCCATTAACGCAAATGGTGGAACTGGCAACTTTGGTGGAGCTGGCATTGAGTTCTCATACGCAACCGTCGCTCATCCAGATGTTGTTGCTACGACAAACACCAACACCACACAGGTTGTGCAGGCAAGGAAGCCCGGATCTAAGGGCAATACCATTGCCACGCTTGAAACGTCATCTCACCTTTCCTGGGGGGCAGCAGTGCTCGCATCAGGATCCGGTGATAACGCGCTCGTGCGCTCATACGCCATTCCTGCTGGAACCGCAAACAACCCTGGGACACTCATGCTTGGAACGGATTATCTTGCCCCATACATCACGTTTGAAAACGGTATTGCATGGGCGATTTCAACGACAGATAAGATTTTCACTGATTCTGCAACAAGCACAGAACACACCGTAGAACTTAACTATAGCTAGGAGTCAAGAATGGCTTCGAAATTAAAAGTAACTAGGGGAACTACATTTGCAATTACTGTCAATTATAAGAGAAACGGTGCTGCCGCATCTCTTGTCGGAGCAACTGTGCGTTTTACGGTCAAATCATCTGAATGGGACACTTCGGCGACCGATTCTACGGCCCTTATTACAAAAAATGTTACCTCACACACTGACGCTGCCAATGGAATATCAACCATTACGATTACACCAGCAGATACAGATGATGTTACGCCAGGAAACTACTACTACGACATTAAGGTAGACGAAGATTCTGACGGAGCAACGGTCTACAAAATAGATGAAGGACGGTTCGTTCTCGATGGTAGTCCGACGAACCGCTTAGCGTAAAATGAGCGACACTGCCACAATCACAGCCAACGTGGTTGATGGTGTTACTGTTGGTGGGAACACGCAGACAGGATATTCGGTTACAACCAATGTTTCTTTCGGCTCAGCGGTAACAGCCAATGTAATTGCTGGTGGTGCTGGCCCAGTTGGAGCTACCGGCGCAACGGGTGCCACCGGCCCAACGGGGACACAGGGTCCACAGGGCGATACTGGTGCAACCGGTCCCACTGGTGCTACCGGCGCAACGGGAGCAACCGGTCCCACTGGTGCTACCGGCGCAACTGGTCCTGCTGGACCGGGGGTAGCTGCTGGTGGAACAGCAAACCAAGCACTGACCAAGAACTCTGGAACAGACTACGATACCGGCTGGGACACCATAGATAAAACCTGGGTTGGACTTGGAAACGTCGATAATACGTCAGATGCCAACAAGCCAGTCTCAACAGCCCAACAGACGGCCCTCGATGCCAAGGTTGATGAAAATGCGGCTATTACTGGTGCTACTAAAACAAAGATTACCTACGATGCAAAGGGACTTGTAACTGCTGGTGCAGATGCGGCATCGACCGACCTTTCTGACTCCTCTGGACTAGCTAGGAAGACAGACAACCTATCAGTATTCGCCGCCACAACATCGGCTCAATTGGCGGGAGTCATTTCAAACGAAACTGGCTCCGGAGCACTAGTATTTGGAACTTCCCCAGCCATAACAACGCCAACTGGAATCGTTAAGGGCGATGTTGGACTTGGCAATGTGGACAACACCTCTGATAGCACAAAGAATGCAGCAAGCGCTACGCTATCTAATAAAACGCTCGACAACTCAACCATTTTAACTGTTAAAGATGCCAATCTTTCGATTCAGGACGATGGTGATACGACAAAAAAACTAGCATTTCAGCTTTCTTCCATTGGAACCGGAACGACTAGGACTTTGACGATTCCAAACTCAAGCGGAACAATTTATGTGACTGGCGGAACGGATGTTTCTGTTGCTGACGGTGGTACTGGCAGGTCAACATCAACGACCGCGTATGGCATTATCGCCGCAGGAACTACTGCTACCGGAGCGCACCAAACAATCTCCCCAGGATCATCTGGACAAATTCTAAAGTCAAATGGAACATCGGCTCTTGCAACGTTCCAAACTGGTGCACCAGCAGACGTTGGTCTTGGTAACGTGGATAACACTTCTGATGCTACCAAAAATGCAGCTACGGCCACACTTACCAACAAAACCTTAACCACTCCGATAATCGGAGACTTTACCAACGCTACGCACACTCATCAAAATGCGGCTGGTGGCGGGACACTTGATACGGCGGCGCTTGGCTCTGGGACACTTGCTCATGCACGAATTCCAGATGGAGTATTCGTCCAAGGGGTAGAGTCGACCGCAACTGCCGTGGCAACCGGCACGACTGTTATTCCGCTTGACGATACTATTCCACAAAACACCGAAGGATTTGAGGTGTTGACTGTCACAATAACACCAAAATCATCAACAAACATACTTAAGATAAAGTGGAGCGCCATACTCTCCAACTCTGCGGCAGGAAACTATCTTATTGGAGCAGTTTTTCAAGATTCTACAGCAAGCTCAATTGGCGGTATTGGAATTCATTACGCAGCCGTAGCGACGGAAATGCGCACGGTTACCGGATGTCTGCGTATGGTTGCCGGAACAACCTCGGCAACGACATTTAAGCTACGGGTTGGTGGTGCAAACGCTGGAACAACGACGCTGAATGGTGCTAGTGGTGCGCGCTTCTTTGGCGCCTCAATCAAGTCTATGCTAGAAGTGGAAGAATATAAGGCTTCATAACTAGCATAATTTATGCAATCTGACTAGAATAAAATCAAAACGAGGTAAACAAAAATGGCATTATCGGATTATCTTTACGGGGGAAGTCAAAACCTTCTCACGCAATTTGAGCAGGCGACTGCCGGTGGGGCTCCAACCAATTCTGGCAATTCTGGATATAACTATGGCCCGTCTACACCGTCGTATTATTACGATTCGATGGGTAACAAATACGGTTCCGCGGCAGAAGCAAACGCCGCTAACACTAAAATAACTCAAGCTAAACAGGCACAAGAAGGAATCTTTGCATCTGGTCGCTCTGCCGCAAACTCACTTGTCGGTGGGTATGACACACAGGTATCTGACTTCACGCGCAATTATGGTGCAAGTGCTAATAGCCTCAATGAAAATAGGGCGACAAATCAACTTAACCTAAGGCGCAGTATGGCTAATATTGCCGCCAGTGTGCGTAATGGTCTTAACTCCGGTGCGGTATCGCTTGGTAATATGAACGCACTTTCCTCGGGAGCGGCCGATGCACTCCGTCGAGCTTACGCACAGCAGGGTTCAAAGCAGGTTACGGCTGCTCGTGGCGACTCTGCGCTTAAGGAACGTCAATATGCAGAACAGCAGCGACAGTTAGAGCTACAAAAACAAGACGCGCTGCGAACACAGGTTCAATTTAGGGACGCAGAGGTTGATAGGGTTTACCAGGAAACGCTCGCGAAACTACGAGCGCTTGAGGCGGAAACAGCCATTACCGGCGTTGTTGATATTGCCGGAGCTGATCGGATTAAGGCTCAGGCGATTGAGGCACTTCATAACATTGACCTGATGCGTGACTCTCGACTTGGTTCGGCGCAGTTCCTTTCGCCACAAGAGATTCAGCAGCGCGCCTCAGAGATGGAAGCGGCTGGCATGGGTGGCTTCGATCCGTTTAAGCAGGCTCAGGACACATCTCAAGAACCCAAGAACTCAACTCCGCTTTCACAGTTCCCGCTCTACGTGAAGTCGAAAGAGGACACACCGCTGCCAGTGGGGGCATAACGTGGCCTTCTACGATAGCGTTCTCCGAGGACTCGGACTGAAGCGCAGCAAGAAGGACGAAGAGATCGCTGCTGCAAATGCGCGAATCGCTGCTCAAAATGCAGCGAGGTTTCAGGCTGAGGGCAGATTCGGCGCTAACGCTGTTCCCGGGGCAGCAGCAAGACAGCTTGCTTCAAATCCTGGTCGTTATGCAGCGGCGTTTGGTTCAAAAGTTCCACAAAAAAGCTTTCTTTCCAGGGTGGCTGATGAGGTCACTGGTATTGGTCGTGAATTTAATCCAGCAAGACAATATGCCGATATAGCACAGAGCGCGACAGATAGAATATCCGGAGTTCCCGTTCTTGGCGATGTTGCCAAAGACGTTAATCAGCACTTTGTGCAAAACGCCCTTCGCCCCGTAGCCGCAGTTGGTGAAATTGTTAAGGGTAATCAGGCCGCTGCGTGGAGACAGATTGACCAGGCTCCAATCAGCGTCCAGCAGCGTGAGATTGCAGCTCGTGGCGGTGGTGCTGCGGAGCAATTCTTCCGACCAACCGTCTCATCTGGGGCAGTAATGGCTTCCTACGTTGCCCCGGCAGGTAAGGCAGCCCAGGGGGTTAAGGGTGCCGGTACACTTGGAGCGCCGATTACCAAATCGTCAGTTAAAAGTCTCGCCGGATTCGGGGCTGCTGCCAACACACTCTACGAGGGGGGCAAGCAATTAGAGTCTGGGAAAGCAAACCCTGCTAGTTTAGCTGTCGCACCAGTGGCCGGAGCGGTTGGTGGTGTTGCAGCTAAGCCAGTAGCTAAAGCTGGAATGGGAACACTGCGGGCAATCTCTCCAAAGATTGCTGGAAAGGGCGCACAGGCCGCGGTTAACGAGCTTCCCAGGCTACCACTTGGAACGAGCGTAGAGCCACCTACAAACGTTACCGTTTCTACTAGGGCGCCGGGTAAGGTTTCTGAGGTTGTTGGTGTTCTGCGCACAGGCAGGGTTGCTAACCCAAAACAAGAAAATATGACGGTAGGGTCCGCCACAAACCACGTCACGGGCGTGTTTGAGAAATCTCCAAATATACCAAAGAATGTTTCACCAACTAGCGGAGTGCGCTCACCAGAGGCTATTTCTAGTGATATTGAGCGCGTTATTTATGGCAGAGAGCCGTATCAAGGCGTTCCAGCGCAGAACATGGCATTAAGGGAAAAGCTTTCACCAGACAGACAGATAAGAAAGGTAACCTCAAAAGCTGAAGAGGCTGTTCAGGGAGCCATTGGCAAGGCTCAGGTTTCACAGAATCCACTAATTCGTGCTGCTGGCCGTGCGGCAACAGGGGTATCCACTGAAGCCGGAAGAAGCAAAGATGTGCTTAGGTTGCGCATGGAGCAACGGGGGGTTGCCGAATATGGAAAAATAGTTGGAGCAGACATAGCAAAGACTGCCGGTGGATTATCGAACGAATCTGGTACAAAAGTGTGGTCTGTGCTCGATCCGAATCAGGCATCAAAACTTGGCATTAAGAACACCATAAAAAACCTTTCGCCAGACGAAGTTGCTAGGTATGAAAAACTTAATACAATAAGAAAATTGGATACAGAGCTTAGACAGACTCTTGGGCTTATTGATGAGGGGCAGGCGGCAAATAGAGATTACTTTATGCGTGGATACTCATTGTTTGATGGTGAAGATGGCTATCAGGATGCTCGTGGTGGACTTGCCAAACAGCTAAAGGGCGTCACATCGAAACGCTCAAAGAATGTTTCCAAAGATACGCTAGACACTGCCATTACGCAACCAGAACGGCTCGCAGGAAAACATCTCGCAGAAACATATCAAGCTCGCGCAATCAAGGAATATGGTGACGAACTTGCCGCCAAAGGACTTGTGAGTGATGTGGAGCTTCCTGGCTATGCAAAACTTCCCGAGAAAAAGTTCTATGGCGAAGCTGCTGGAAAGTATGTTCCAAAAACATATGCCGAAGACTTTACTGGATTCACCTATTCAATGGGAATTGTGCAGGATCTCAACAGTGCTCTTACTCGGTATGATCAGTGGGGTGTGAGAAGGGCGAGAAAAATGATATTGACAATTTTTAATCCAGCCGTACGTCTTGGAAATCAGATTGGGAACAGAATCTTCGCTATTATGGGCGGCCACAACCCGATTGAATATGAGGCCGTCAGGATTGCCGCCAAGGAGATGGTTGCGGCAAGAAGCCCGGAATATCTTGGAGCTGTTAAGAGGGGAATTATTGGAACCGATGTCTTAATGGGGGACTTCCAAAAACTACTTACAGAATCGGGTGCCGATGAAAACTTTATAAAGGACTTTATAAAGTGGGCAGCACGTTCATATTCCTCGGCCGACGACACGTCAAGGTTTGCGTCTTACCTATTAAATATAAAGAAGGGGTACTCTCCTGACGATGCCGCAAGAATGACGCAAAGGGCGTTTCAGGACTACAAGGCAGTTGGGTTCTTTTATGATCTTGCCGCAAAAACGCCAATCATAGGAAACCCGTTTGTTAGGTTCGCTGGCGACATGGTCCGCATTATAAAAAACTCAACCATTGACCATCCCCTCAGGAACCTTGCGGCACTAAGCATTTGGGCAACACTTGTCGCGGGAGCGTCAAAGCTTTCTGGTGAATCTGAGCAAGATAGAGCGACCCGCGAGTCATCATTTGGGAGACCATCACTACCGTTGACAGCGTGGCTTAATAATCTTCTAACAGGGACAAATAGAGACATATCGTTGACATTCAAAGTTGGTGGAAACGAAGTTAATATCGGAAGGTTCATTCCGTTTTATCAGCTTAACGAAGTCCAAAATGCAGGCTCAAGGTTCTTGCCAATACAAACAAACCCGTTTAGGAATGACCCATCAAAAGAGGGTCTTTCACAGTACATAAACCCCTCTGGCCTTCAAGACCCAATCTTGGGTCAAGCTGCACAGGTGGCAATGAACAAAGATTTTAGGGACAAAAGCATAAATGACCCTCAAAACCTTATCTACGATTCCCAGGGAAACGTTAAAAAATATCCCGATTTACCTGGTCGGGAAAAAGCAAAAAACCTCGCTAGATTCTTGGGCGTTCAGAACGCTCCTCTAGGAAAAGAGGCTGATGCCCTGATTTCAGCTGCGCAGGGGAAAGAAGACATTTATGGGAAAGAGCGAACACTTGGACAGGCCGTAATGCGCGCAATCGGAATAAAGGTTGAAAAATACGGACCTGACCAGGCAGAAAAGCAGCGCAAGCAAGACATTTTCTTTGACGGAAATGTCGCAAGGACAAAAGAGTTCCTAAAAAACAATCCAGACCTAGAGAGTGCTTATTTTACTTTCAATAATCCAACTCGCGACAGGAGCACAAACGTTAAAACGTCTGAGCTTGTCTCTCCTGAGCGCTGGAAGATGGTGTCGGCAGATAGGTCAGGAAGGTTATTCAATTTCCTGAAAGAACAGGCATATGCTGCAAACAAGGAAAACGGCAAGCCAATCGACCCAATCTTTACGCTTGATGAGCAAAAGGCCAGAGAGGTTCTTGACCTGCGTTCACGACCAACAGGAGATGATCGTGAGAGAGAGCAAATTTTACGTGCCACTCAACCGTGGTATCCATTGTTTGAGAAAGCTGAGACTGACTATTACAAGGCAAATACTGCCCTTTATGACAAGCAGGAGACCGATGGTGCGCCCAAGATGAATCCTCGCGTCAAGCAGTATTCAGAGATTAAATATCCAGAGCAAACACCGTTAATGCAAGAGTATTACTCAATCAAAGCGAATGACCAAGGGGCGGCCAAAAACTTTTATAAGGCGAATGCGACACAGCTTTCTAGTGATTTTTCAGCATACAAAGACGCACAGCTCGTTTACACCAATCAGAAACGCGCTATAGAGGGGTTTCCGCCAATCAGCCATCGTGTCTGGAATAATGTAACCTTTGGATATGAAGATGATGAGAACGCTGTCAGCAAAGAGCTTTACTACAAGAAAAAAGATGGAAAAATCAATGACGGAATGGTTAAAAATAAGGTTGGCGAGTGGGTTTTTGGACAGTCTGATGGTTCACCGGGAACATCTAGCAGTAAACGCTCGTCTCGCTCGCGAAGCTCTAGTAGGGTAACGAAGATAAAACCAGCAAAATTCAAAGGCACAAAGGCTAAGCGCACAACGACTTCCGTTAAGCGCGTCAAGGCTGCCCGCTCTAGCGGTGGTGGTTCCTCGACGATTAAATTTGGAAGAACTAGGATACAATAAAGCAAGAACGAGGTAAAAATGACACAAACATTCGATGACTTATTTCCTGAGTACTGGACACAATATCGTGGACAGGCAACAAATCTTCCCGACTCAAGCAGCCGCGAGTATGCTATTGCGATAAATCTTGCCAACTCAACCATTCGAGAGTGGCTGAGTGCTGACAACATTAAATGGAAAGAGTTATGGACGACCCTTCAAGAAGAGGACGCTAAGACGTTTTCAAGCGGAACAACGACCTATGACATTGACAATATGTCAGAACCACCAGGATTCGTGTATCTCGTCGACACCGACGGAACAAAGACAAAGCTTACGGTCGTAGAGCCGTACGAAATAGAGGACTTTACGGGAGGCTCTACCTTTGCTTATTTCACCGGCTCAACCGGCAATGGGTTCACGCTTCACCTCGAAGGAGATTTAAGCCAATACGATGGATTCGATATTGATTTTCCTTATCAGAGGCTTCCAAGCTTCATTGAGGATGGCAACTCTATTCCAGATATGAGCGATCCAAATTTCATGGTCCAAGGAATGCTCTACCGTCGATTTATCTCAACCAAGAATGGCATGGGATATAACAATGCCAAGACGGCCGCCGACACCGCGCTTGCCAACATGAAAATAAAAAACAATACCGGAACATTCGGAAACTCGTCCAAGGTCAGGGACACCTCGCCTGGATTTGGTACGGGAAGCCGGAATTCCATACTGAGGTGATAGATGGTAAAAATCGCACGACCACAGATACCCGACCAGCCGCCACGCTCAGTCACTATCGGGCAGCAAAAGTTTAACCGCGGAGTTATTTCGGTTGTTGATTCTTCGGACATACCAAAAACAGCACTTGCTGAGGCCGACAACATCTTTCTCTATGAAGATGGTGTTCCTGGACCGCGCCCAGGAATTGGTTGGTACGGAACAGATTTAGGGCACAATCTTGATGGATTTGCTGACCACGATATGGATGACGAAACAATCCACCTATTGGTGGTTGCCAATGGAACCGTCTATCGCTCTACTAATGATGGCGCAACCTGGGATGCCTGCAGTGGCGGTTCGTTAACTGCTGGAAAAAAGTGTCATTTTGAACAATTTAATTCATATACCCTTATTACGAATTCCCATGACTATCCCGTTCGCTACGATGGGACAACGACGCTTGTTCCCTATACTCCGATTGACACTCCGACCGGAGTGTCAGTAACACCGACTGGCTTTGCAGGAACACCGAAACCATACACGTATCGGTATCGAGTTTCCGCCCTTAATGAGGTTGGGTACTCGATTGCCTCTGCCGCGGTTACCGCGAATGTTGACATTACGCGCGATTCGTGGAACGACTCAAATTACGAAACATTGACTTGGGGAGCCGTTAGTGGGGCAACATCCTATGACATTTTTGTCGGCCTTACCCCAGGAGCAGAACAGTATATTGCTTCTGTTGAAAATGCCACGACCTACGTAGACAAGGGACAGGCCATTGAACAGTCCTTGCTTGCGCCAGAATCTAATACTACCTCCGGGCCGCGGATTGGTGACGCCACTATGGTCGGAACACGGCTCTACGGAGTTGCCGATAGAGATAACCCTGCAAGAACGTGGATTTCCGGACCGTCTCGCCTTGCCGGGCAATTTGGATCTGCTAATGATGCTACCTATCTCGACTGGCAGGAAGGTGGTAAGTTTCGACCAGTTAAGGTTATGGACTATCGCGACGGTAAAGGAACGCCGCTCGCAACTATTTACTGTAAGTCAAAGAACGGACTTGGTTGTGTTTTGCAAGGGAGCTTGGAATTATTTACAGTCGGGGACCAGACGTTTCCAGTTCCAAACTTTTACCGACTACCGGGTTCGCGGGGAACAGATGCTCCATTTGGTGTAATTGAGGTGCTTAATGACCATATGTATCCAAACTCACAAGCATTCTTTAATCTTGGTTCGCGAGCGCAATATCTCAACCTATTAAGCACCGATGAGGTAAGTTCAAACATTCGGCCAGACGTCCTAAAGATAACCGAAAATCAGTCTCATAAGATTGCGGCTCACTACCAAGACGGAATTGCTTATTTCTCAATGCCCATATCTGGCAGTACGGATAATAATGTTACCGCCATTTATGACACCGAGCGCGAAGCGTGGATACCACGAGCATTTAATGTCGGCTTTGAGCGGTTCCTTACCCACACCGACGCAGACGGAAAACGACACCTTCTCTGTTATAAACCAGGAGACACACAACTAAGCGAAATTTCTACGTCCATTAAGGGAGATTATGGAGCAGCCTTTCCAACGACGCTCAGAACCGGCAGGATGCAGGTTGATCCAAGGGACCGCATTAATGGGTGGATTTGGTGCGATGACGCCGAGGTTGAATTCTCTCAGCCGGTCGGAACGATTACGGTAGAGCTTTCTACGCGAGTTAAGGAAGAGGGATTTGGCGTTGCAGCCACACAGGACATTAACCCTTCTAGTGATACGTATTCCTGGGACGCCTTTGCCTGGGACACAAGAGAATGGGACGATACTTCAACTCTTGTCTCTGCCTACTCAGAGCCATCCGTAAAGCGATTCTTTGAGATCTCACAAGATATTAATGAATTTCAGTTCACCGTCACCACAAATGAGGTTCTTGCATCCTATCGACTGCGCACCCTGCAAGTATCCGGAACAGCCTCTCAGTCAGGAAAAGACAGGAATTGGGAGCTGATATAAGTGGTAGACTAAAATAAAAGAAAGGTAACACAAAAATGAGTACAGATATTTCAGGAGTCACAGATAATTTTTTTCCCGTAGCATACGGTGGATTTGTTGACTCTTTAGCCTCAACCGCTTCAGCCGGAGCAACCACGGTAGCCCTAACATCCCTTGCCGAGTATTCAACTGGAGATACCGTCGTGCTGTGTGTCAACCCAGGCGATGCGGTACTTGAAGCGTTTTTCACTGGAACAGTTAACTCAAATTCCGTAGAGAACGTTAAGTGGGTTGGTGGCCCTGGGGCGGCTGCCTCTCATGCTGCCGGTGCTCCGGTTCGTGACTACGTTTCGGCTGCCGGACAATCAATGATGACAAAGGGGATTAAGCAGCAACACAATGATGACGGAACGCACGGTGGGATAACCGCTACATCTGTTGCATCAAGCGGAGCGGTTTCTGGAACTACGGTTACTGGCTCTGGTGCTGGTGAGTTTGCCGGAGTAACCTCAACCAACACTACGGCCAAATTCGATGACCAGTCTGGCAACTCGGTTGATATTGACCCCGTTAGGCGCAATGAAGGGTTTCAAGGGTTTGACTTCATTCAAACTGGTCTTAATCCTAGCTCTGCCTCTGGTCTAGACGTAACGATTCCTGCGGGAACCTACTACATCGGTGGAAAGCGCTATACCTACGCCGGTGGAACAAAGACTCTAACCGCTTCAAAGGATTGCTACCTCGACATTGATACCTCTGGAACCGTAACAGCCGTAGAGGTTGCCAACGGAGCAACGTCTGGCATGACATTAACCGCCAATTCGGTGCGATTTGCCAAAATCGTCACTGGCGGAGCGTCGGTCAGCTCCTATAACATTGGCACAACACTTTCAACGTGCTTTGATTCGCTTGGCAATAGAATTCGAAGGGTAGACCCGTTTGACAAATTGCTTGGATACGTTGAAATAACTTCAGATTTTACCACCACGACCGTTGGGTCAGATGTAGACGTTACGGGACTTGCGCTCAAATACATTGCCCCGTCGGTGTCAAGGCCAGTGCGCGTAGTGTTTGATGCTGAGTATATTAGCTCTTCTTCTGCGGCAAATACTGGATTAAGCGTTAAGCTCTATGACACAACCGCATCTGCTGATATACGAATACGAACAATATCAAATGTTGCAACCTCATATGGACAGCAAGCCTTTACCGAGGCGACGTATCTTCCGGCGACAGCAGCAACTCGCGATGTTAAAGTTCGCGTTCTCCAGGGTGGCGCGGGTACATTTACCGTTAAGGCTGCCAGTGCAAACGCGCGGGGGTATCTAAAAATTGAGCTCGTATAATGACAGACTCACCTTTTGACCGTGTAGAACACCTCTACGGAGCAACCGCCGACAGAATCGCGGAACACGACGAACGAGTCCGCGAGGGGCTTATGGAAATCTTTGCCAAGATGACGCCAGAAGAAACAGACGCCATCGACGCCTACCTTGCCGAAGCAGAGCAGCACGACGCTATCTGGCTCCAAGGTGAGCTTTCACGCATTGCTGTAGAAACCCACGCAGCACTAGAACGAAATGGAGAACGAGATGGCGTTTATTAACTGGTCAGAGCTTGATTCGCCTGCGGAAATCGCCCAGC